TGGACCAGTAAACTTTATACTTAAGTCGCTTAACTCTTGTGGTGCTTCATCTATTACTCCACGCTTAACAACACTATCTAAGGCATCCATTACTACAGGTTTCAATAACTCTGTAGTTAAAGAATGAAGTCCAGAACCTAAGATATTCATCTTCTCTGCTACACGTTCTTGTAACTCTGGGATAGTCATTCGTTTTGTTTCATTAGTTATAGCTAAAAACAAATCAACAAAGAACGCTTGACGTATCCTATCTCTCATATCCTTTAACATGTCTAACATTATATTAGGATTACTAGAGTTAATTGTGTCTACTTTCTCAGATGGGTCTCCACCTTGTTTATAGATTACATCTCCAGGTGCTAAGTCACTAGGTGCGCCGTATGAGTCTGATGGGAATATTACAACAGGTTTATTAGCAAACTGTACACTTTCGTGCCAGTCATACACTGCTTGGTTTAAACTCTTAATGTCAGGTAAAGCATCCTCTGCTGGACCATATCCATAAGGTTCATTAGGATTAGTCTCAAACCTTGCTACCTTATAAGGGAACTTGTCAAAACCAGACTCTCTTAACAAGTCTTTAGTTTGAACTAAGTAATAAGCTGATGATATAGGTTTGTTTAGCTTATCTATCTTGCCTTCCTCATACTTCCTACGAGGTCTTACTACGTGCAGTATATTGAATTTCTTGGTGTCAGACTTTGATTTTAAGGCATCTAAAACAACTTTAGGTACATTCTCCTCACCAAACTCTTCAACGCACTGTAATGCAGTATAGTAGTAATCACGATAAACACCAACTACTCTACCTTTACCATCTGTTTCTAAAACACAATTCATTATATCAAACGTCTGATAAAACTTACCAGTCTTTGGATCATCTTCGCTGTAAAGAATACCTGTACCAAAAGCTCCAATAGTCTTATAAGCTTCAGACATAGCTTGATAAAAGTTGCTTTCACTAAACAAACGATAAACTGCTTTCTGTGCAGACTGTAACCAAAGCTTTGACACGCCAGATACTTCCTCATCTGTAGTAAACCTAAACCATTTAGATGAAGGATTAGTTAAGAAAGATGCTAACCCTGAACTTAAAACCTTTAAACTGTAAACACCTGTACCATCATATACATCTGTAGGTAAATCTGCTGTAGTCTGTTCTCCATTAGTATCTATGTTGTACTTACGTGGGAATATATAATGTGCTATTTGGTTAAGCCTGTTCTGAACTGTAGCTTTCTCATTCTTTAATTGCTCATATTTCTTTATCTCATACTGTGCTTGCTCATTTTCCATATTATCCTACCCCCAAAAGAGTTGGTTTCTTAATAGTAGCTTTCTCGTCTGTTATACCTAAAGGTGATGTCAGCACTGTTTGTGTCTGTGCTGCTTGTCTCTTACGTACGTTCTCCTCTGCATCTAACTTAGCTTGCACCTCTGCATCTTCTGCTTCCTTTGCTAACTGCTGTGCTCTAACATCTGCTTCGTGTGCTGCTTTCTTCTTTTCTTTACGTTCCTTGCGTGCTGTAAATAATGTGGCTATAGAACTTACTGTTCCCATATATCCCCTTTCTATAATTCCTTTATATATAATGAATGTTTTAACCCTGCAACAACCGTATCAACTATGTGCGTAAAGCCTACTCTCTCAACTAAAGCAATAGCCCTTCGATTATTTGATAACAAAGCTATGTGTATCTCGTCTGTAAAGTTACGTGCGTAATCTAAAGCTAAGTTTAAAGCGTCTAAGGATACCTTTATTGGAGACCTTACTGTTTTATCCTTATAAGCATCTAAGTAGTAACAACCTGCAAGACAAGATATACATATAACACCAACAGTTTTACCATTGTTCTTAACGTAGAATAAGTTTTTAATCCTCTTCTTCATTAACCGTAAAGAGTCTAAATCTTCTTGCTTTTCACGATAATCCCATATCAAACGCCCTAAGTAAGTATAATCTACACATCTTTGTAAGGTTACATTTTGCTGTGCTTCACTATTCCTGCTTTCGCTACTGCTACTCATTTGATTATACACTTTCGCTTAATCTTTAGTTTTGGCTGTCTGTAAGGATTAAAGTTTCTCTTACTGCCATCAGAATTGTTTACAGGGGCATATGTCTTTTGTTCCATATTAGCTAAAGCATCTATTAAATCATCGTGCAAGGTTGTTAATCCCATACGTGTAAACATTGCCAACTCTGCCTGTAACTCTGGTAACCATTCTGCTGAGTCAGGAAACCATACTGTACCACTTGCAAACCTTGGCTGCATAGCTTCTATCCGCAACTCTTTCTTCTTGCCTCCGTGTGTGCACTCAAACAAGTCTTTAATGAAGTTATTCCTTACAGGCATCTGTTTACGTACTTCGTTTATTAAAAGGTCAGCACCAGATGTGTTCTCTATTCCAAAGTTCATAGGTTGCCATTTACGGTTTATCTCAAAGATTACATCTATACGTTCGTCTAATGAATAGTGTCCGTAATAAAAGTCTAAAACATACCAGTAGTTAAGCGAGTTGACTCCTACTATTGCAAAAGCAGAGTAATCACCAGTTGCCTTTGATGTTAAACTTAAATCACCTCTACAGAAGATATTGCAAGTTGAAGCTATGTTCTCTGTTTCACTTACAGGAAAGTATCTAAACCACTCTGTGTTGAATATCTTATCCTCACCAGCTACACACTCACACATATTGTTACGTACCCATATACTCGCTTTACGTGCTTTTGAGTATTCTGAATACTCTGCTAGTATCTTTTCCCTTGTATCCTTACCTGCCCACGTTGGAATTCCTTTGTCATCTAAAGAAGTAATACGTGGTATAATCCTGCACTCAAACCCAAAGTTCCCTTCAGACCTAAATATCTGCTCAATAATGCACTTCTCACCAAGATTGTTAGATAACATAAATATACGACACCTACTCGCTAAGAACTTAACATCATCTAAAAACCAATCCCAGTCTCTCTCTAAGGTCTTTTCCGAGTCCATATCATCTTTGTTCTGTAAATCATCAATAAGTATTAACTGTGGACGTAAGTTCTTCCAAGCTGCACCCCTTATACCACTTCCTTTTCCATAAGCTTCAATCCTTATGTCTAACAACCTACCCTTGTAATCAAAAGCTTTGCACTCAAAAGCATTAGCTGAGTCCTCTACTACTCGATAAAGATTGTTCTTTAACCACTTATTAGACTGGTACTCTCTAGTGATTTCCTTTAACCGCTTGCCAGCCTGTTCTTCTCCTCTACACACAATAAGGAAGTACCTACGCTTACGCTCAGGAAACATTAAAGCATATAAAGGAAAAGACCGCAATATATACTGCGTCTATGCTGACTCTCTAAAAGCCTCAATTGCAAAGTTCTTCTCACCTTTTAATAAGATATCGCTCCATTCATAATGGAAATCAGGACTTGGGAACTCGCCGTCTGTCTCATCTTCCTCTAGTAGAAACTCTTTACGGAAAGCTATTAAGTCAACGTAACCCTTCTGTATCTTTTCCTTAATGAACTTCTGCTCTTCTATGGTTACTCGCTTAGTTGACATCTATGTCCTCCACTACGTTACACTGCGTTTCACTACCGCTATCGCTTGCACTTTCATTATCACTATTAGGTAAAACTTCACAATCTTCCCGATTAGTTTCGCTTACGCTTTCTACGCTATCGCTTTCACTACTTTCCTTTTCTGATTTTCTAGCAGCACGCTTCTGGTTCGTAACCTCTGTAAACTCAGCATCTATGGTTTCCTTTATTGCTCGTCTTACTAAGGTCTTACGCTGCGTCTTGTCTACTTCTTTTATCTCTTTCACTGCGTTTCCTATAAACTCCAAGAAAACATTAGCATCAGTAGTACGAGTCTTTTCTGCAACTTCTAGCTGTGAGTAATGTTGACGACTCTTTAAACCTAACTTTAAAGCTATCTCTAAAGCCTTGTCGTTGTTCAATAAGTAATTCTCATCTCCTTCACTATCTGCCATTACCTTCTTTAAGTAACGACCTAGTATGACCTCTGCAAACCCATTGTTCATAGTCTGCTGCTTACGTACAGCTTTACGACTACCTTCCTTTAATCCTTTTGGCCATCTTCCAGAGAATCCTGTCTTTGCTCCACTGTTGGTGTTTCCTGGATTACCTTCTGCACGTCCCGAGCCTTTGCCTCCCATGCTCTACTCCCATCTGTTATTACCTTTATACCTTTGCTTAAATGACGAAACCTACTGCTACTACGCTTGCTGTTACTACTATTTCTGACTTCCGCATCAAAGTTTAATTCTTCTACGCTACCGCTTGCACTATAACCCCACTTCGTTGCACTATAACTTTCCATCATAGTCCCCCTTGTGGCAGAGTGCCATACTTGGCATACATATATATGTCATTAAGACAAGATAAACATAAGTCAAACTCATACTTATCTCGTATCCCTGACAAAGTCTCGCGCATTGAACTGTCGACACTTACCTCTAAGCCTCTCTCATTTATGTAGTCAACTAAAGGTATCGCATTTGTGTACATGTTCTCA